TCAAGAAGGAATGAGTCCGGTAACTTGGCTGCCAATGTCGTTAGGTGCTTGTTTATCTGGAGAATCCCCACAGAGAGCCACATAGTGCGCTGAAGCGTTAGTTATGACAGCCATGCACTTGGAGATAGGTTCAACCTCAAAGCCCATGAGGCGAAGCTGATGAAGCGTGAAGCTCCCCGTGAAGGCTCCCTTGGAAAGCTGGAAGACATAGTCAATCCATGGAAACTGCCCGTTGTTGTAAGTGATCGTCACCTCTGCACCTCTCATGATTGATACCAGCCGAGCTTTAGGTTTCGGAGCCTCATGTATGACTTTGAGCCGCTCTTGGAATTGTTGTTGGTCACTGGAAACTTCAGTAATTTCATCGTCCGAGCCGTACATATCCCCCAGACCTGCCAGCCCGTAATAAACGAAAGCGATCATGATGACGAAGAAGATCGGTGCGCCAATTTTCAGCATGGGTGAGTTCAGGATGTTCATTCGTTTATCCGAAGCTCCCTCGGACCCATGGGAACTTGAACTACTCATAGTTTGACTTTGATACAGCTTGTAAATCTCGGGCCGGTAGCTCCCGTAAATTTGCCGAAGACGTTGGGACTCAGGCGGTTTGGGTCCAGTGACCGCACCCTGATAAATATCTACTCTGAATTTCGTCGTGGCGCCAACAGCATTCAGCTTCACGGTGCGATTCGTAAACTCGGTCAGGTTCCGAACGGTGGCAGCGATCTGGCTTAAATCCTGAGTGACCAGAGCGATCTCGGTTGAGAATCCGTCCTCGCCGACCATGTGCCGGTGTTCAGCAAAGAAACTTTTGTGCCCCTCAACCATGTTGTTTGCTTTGAGACCGGAAGGCCAAAACCGCCAGCATTCGTCGATTATGATTGTAGCGCCAGAGTCAAAGATTTCTTGGAAGAAAACAGGATTGTCCATAATCTCGGAGGTGTTGAAGATCGTCGGGATAGGCAAACCCATCTTGGCGATTTCCTCCAGATTCAGAGGTATGTTAGTCCAGACTCTTTTCCCTTCCTCCAGAGCTGGAACAACTACATGTTCGACCACCGAATATGACTTACCGCTCCCGGGCAATCCAACGTAAGCAATTATTGACATAAGTTAACCCCTTGACTTATGAAGATTTATTTCAGGCGCAGTACAGGCCCGTTACAGAGCCGTTTGCTTTCCCTTGATGATAATACCTGTGAAGGCCGAAACAAGCAGAGACCAAAAAGTGGTCAAAATAACCACTTGAAGATTGGCGAAAATTGTGATTACCCAATGACCGGCAGCCGCCTTATCAGGAAGCGTAAAACCCAAGCACTCGACATGATTGTCAGGCCGAGTGGTATCTCAAAAGCTCCGAGAAACCATGCGATACCCGAAGGCAATTGTAGTGCTGTGGTGGTGACCGCCCAAGCAGGAACCGGAATGGCCTCAAGAATAATTACTGCGAAGAGAACAATGCTCTCCCAAATCCAGATAAATATGTCGGATATGAAGTCTAGGATGGCGTCCCAAGATTCGAAGAAAAACATTATGCGCTCGCTACGTGTCTGATACCGGAAATTGTGAACACCACGATCATAAGAGCAGAAAGGACAGACCTGACCAACTCGTACAGGGTGCAGTGATAATCAAGTGCGAAGGTGGTACCGAAGAGAGAGAATTCGGGTGCAGGGCAAACCGCGCCAGCCAGAGTGAACAGGCCAGATACATTACCGACCATTGCGACGACTGGCACCAGTTCTAGCCGCTGATAAACTGAAACGCCAAGCTCATCCAAGCTATTCCCAGAAGACAGGTTAGTGCGAACACCCACATCGGTATCAATATCGTCCGGAACCATTCCAATACATTCCGCATAGTTCCGAGCAGTCGGATCACAGTCCCCTGCACCCTCTTCTGGAGTCGCCAAAGGATCGACCCCAACGTTAACCACGGGATCGAACGGAGTAGCCTCAAGGCAATCCAAACAAGCCTCTTCGGTCGCACGAGACCCGTTGTCCTTAATACCGTTGCCATCCTGATCATCAACATTTCCATCGCCATCACAATCGTAAACACGACCGTCACAGATTGTTGGGGGGACACTCGGCGGCTGTACGCAGCGTAACGTCCAAGCATCCCCCTCATTTAGTGGTGCCACTTGATTGATCAAGTAACTTTGTGGACATGTACCGTCCGAATTTGGAACCGTGGGGCTTATGCAAATGGATTCAGTGAAGTCAGACCCGCCAATAAAGCCGTAGGTGCCTCCCTCAGCAGTGCAAGACGCAGAATCGTCCCCGCAGATATCAACGCCATCAACAGATCCGAGTACGTTGGTACAGGTCGCAGCCGGTAGACCGGTATCAATGCATGCAGTGTTATCCCCGTATTGATCCTTCATGGCGATCGTGTTGATTCCGCATACCGGTGGAGGGACATCGTAAGTGCAGATCGTCTCACCAGTAAGCAGAGTTTCCTTGATCCCTGTTTGCCCGTCGACAACTGGGCAGGTCATCAACGCCCATGATATGAACCGGTGAGTTTGACCTGCTACTGAAGGTAACCCGTAGCCATAGTATCCCGCACTCCAATCGTAGGGCGCGCCGGTGTATCCGTTCATTTGGCCTGACGAGACGTTGGAACAAATATCATGATCAGTGTAGGCAGCGGCATATTCGGACGGGAGAACAGCAGCAATACAAGCAGCCATTGCCGCCTCATTGGTACCATATACGAAGAAGGCGTCTCTACCGGTCCAGCCTTCAGGCCGGTTATCTTCATGGAGCATCAGCAATGATGACGCATAGAGCGGACCGGCGAAGGATGCGAAAACAATCGCAAGCCAAAATTTCCGAATACGCCCCTGGCACTTGGTGTGATCAATCATCAGAAGGCATCGGCAACCAGAGAACAGCAAGAAGCATCCCGCACGAGAAAAAAGCCCAGTAGTACAGGTCTTCCATGATTGCCCCTAGTAAGAAATGAAAAAAACCCCGAAGGCGAAACCAACGGGGTAGGTACTTATCGTAGTGCGCTAAGCAATTTACGACCACCGACCATGGCAACTTTCACGACGATAACAGCGGCAAATACTGCACCGATGCCCGTTATGATTGTTGCAAAGTCGATTGCACCGGTTACAGCTGTAACAGCAGCAGCATCCATGTGTTTATCTCCCTAAAGCGTTTAATAACATCCGGCCCCCGTATAACGCCGCCCAAAGGGGCAGAATTACAAAGAAGCCGGTACCCACGAAAGACGCAGCTTCAACCGCGTCCAATGTAAACGGATCACCAGTACCCGTACCACCGCCACCGCCACCACCAGTTCCATCATCAACCGGAATGACTGGTAGAAGTTCTATCTGCCAGTTCGTGTTGCAAGAAATATCTTCCATATCGCGAGTGCCGCCATCCAGATTAATATTCCCATCACATGTGACAACGTATGGCATTAGCCTTTTTTCAACTCCTTCAGAAGCTCTTGACTGCAAGGATGCAGGTGAGTCTTGTAAGAGTCGATATCTAGATCGCCGAAGCGGCCTACCATGAAGGTCTCAATCCCGAAGAGGTAAAAGCCCTTGATGTATGCAGTTTGGTTACCAAGGGTCAGGACGTACTTTGTCGGATATTTTTCATGAACCGACCAGAGATAAAACGTCTGACTCCGGATGAGATTGCCTTTTGCGGACAGCTTTTCTGTGACGATCTCGCTTTCAACTTCTAAGTAATGGTGCATTTTAAAACCTCTTTTTATGCAGCTTTGAAAAATAGCTCATCCGAATAGCCCCAGCTTGGAACCTGATACGGTTGAGCAGTTATGACCTTTTGCAGCGGAACCACAGAGGGGCCGACCTCTTGAAAAGGAACGCCGATGTCGATCCCATACTCAGCAAGTTTGGTTCGATGGCGGTAAAAGGTAGATTCCGTCATGGATTCCGATACACCGATACCGGAAGCCCACATCAGATAGGTGGCACGATACACGGGCGTTAGTGCCATTATTATGTCGTTAGGTAATTTCGTCTCAAGGTTCATATTTATGCGCCCGATGTAGTCGCTATATAGTTCGTTTAATTTCGCAGGGTTCAGAGACCCGATCTTTTTGCAGCCTATTTTGTCCAACTCTTTGCCCTTCAATCGCAGTTCAACCCGACACAAACGCTGGGCTTCAGCCTCGATCCTATCACGACAAGGGAGATCGGCAGGGAGTTTGTGTGCAAAAACTTCGTCGCCCTTGCTATAAACCACGCATGTCCACCGAGCGCTGGAGGGTTGAAAAGTTAAAGTATGACCCTTGGCGTTGGGTCTACCGGTTCGAGTTTGCGCCCGCATACCAGTCTGACGAATGTATTCACGAACCTCGAAAACGTTAGAAAATTGTAATGATTTTGTAAAGTCCACACGCGAGACCGAGGCTTGTAGAATCGATCCCAT